GTTTTTACCTTTGCACTCGCTTTTCAGAAGTAAAGCATTCGGGGTGTAGCGCAGTCCGGTTAGCGCACCTGCTTTGGGAGCAGGGGGTCGTGGGTTCGAATCCCGCTACCCCGACTTGATTTAATAAGTTGCTGAAAATCAGCAGCTTATTTTTGTATATGGAAGCGTCCAACAAGAATAACTGTCTATTACTGTCTATTTAACTGTCTATTGAGTTAGTAAATCATCACCCTTAATACTCAAAAACAGAAAAAATGGCAAGAAAAAAAGCAGTATTTATCCAGCCAAAGTTAAAGGACTGCGGTGGAGATTTAACAAAGAAATGGTATGTGGAATATTCCTTGAGAGACCCACAGACCGGGGAGATGAAACGATTCCGGCATTACGAGGGCTTCGCGGAACTGGCAACGGAAAGTGCCAGACGCGCCCATGCCGAGAACGTGATTTCTACTATCAAAAACAAACTTAACAATGGAGAGGACCCGTTCACAGAAAACCATGTCACCTATCAGGATGAACTCATGTATCAAGCCATAGCTAACAGATGGGGCAATGACACCAGAGGAGCTGTCAGTATTAGAGTGTACATTTCAGAGTTTCTTCAGTTGAAAAAGGGTGAACTTGCGCATTCTTCCTATCAGACCTACTGTTCCAAGCTGAGGATCTTCTGCGAATGGGTGGAAACTGGCTACCTGGCAAACAAAAATGTGCGTGTAATCTCAGAAGAACATATCCACAAGTTTTTCTACTATATCACTGAGACCGGGCATGTCAGCCGCAGGACGGTCCTGAAATACAAGCAGCTCTTGCATACCTTTTTCGATTACTTACTGCGCAAAAGACTTGTCGTGGCCAATCCGGTAATCAATATCCCCAATCTTGGCGAGAAAAGGGACGAAGCGGCAAGTCCTATTCCGGACAAAATCCGAACTATATTGACTGACTATATGAGAGAGCATGACCCACAACTCTTGTTGGTATGCCAACTTGAATACTATTGTGCAATCCGGCCCAAAGAATGTCTGTATTTACAGATACGTGACATTAATCTGGAAGCAGCCTCCATTACCGTTCGCCAGGATATTAGCAAGAACGGACTGACAGAAACTGTCAACATGCCAAGACAACTTTATGAGTCTCTGGATGACCTACTAAAAATAGGCAACTATCCGGAAGATTGGTATCTCTTCTCCCGAGACGGTCAGCCCGGAAAATATAGACTTGGGAAAAATACCTTCAGATATAGATTTGATAGAATCAGAGATAAACTGGGATTAAGCAAAAGATATAAACTTTATAGCTTCAAACATACCGGTGGAGTAAAACTGGTCGATGCAGGAGTCAACACATGGGAAATCCAGAAACATTTCAGGCATAAATCCATTACCACGACGGAGAGGTATCTGCAGAAAAGGTTCGGGGTGAAAAGTTCGCTAATCAAGGAAGATTTTCCCGATATGTAGATAATTAATAATGTAGGAGGCTAATATTAGCCTCCTACGCTCCTACAGTCCTACATATTATCTTCCATATATTCCTTCAACCGATACAACCGGTCAATGGCCGGATTGTAAAAAGCATCCGGATAATGCTGCTTAATATCGCATATATTCGCATTAACATACAGAGAGGTGTCAAAAATATGTTCTGCCTCACTTAATGTCACCTCCTTGGGCAATTGGGCTGTTTGTGCCCATTCGATTATTGCCTTGACGGATTCCTCGTCGTAAGCATATTTATTTTCTGGCATATCTTTTCTTTATATATTTACAATATCAATCTTACAATTAAGCGCATTGACTATCTTGGATAAGATGTCAATGCTGACATTATACTTGCCATTCTCAATCTTGGTGATGTTCTGATAGCTGACTCCGGCAAGTTCAGCCAGCGCACGGACCGACAACCCGGCTTCATTTCTTTTTTGAGCAAGTAATGCGCCTACCCGTTCACGCTCATTCATTTCCATCCTTCCTTTCTTGCTATATTTTTATCCTCCCACTTGACATATTCACAGTACCACTGTGCGGCAGGTTTCATAATTTCCTTGATAATCATTTCACGGTCTGCATCCTTATCAAGTGTGGCACTATAGTGTAATGTGGCAACCATTGGCTCTTTAATGCCAAAGCTGTTAACAAAAGAAAAATTGTAGGCCAAAGTGCCTTCGGTGAGGAAGGTATTATCTTTATCAAGTATCTCTACCACACTTGCAGAACGTATATGCAGTATCACTGTCCGACCAGACAGTATATTATTCTTTTCGTGTTCAGAGCCCTCCACAAAAGCAAATTCGGGAAGTGTAAGGTTCACAAGTCTGTCCATAATCATCGCCCGTCATGCCGATAGCGCAGCGTTAGTATTATTTATTTTAAGTGATTATTCCTCATTTTCTCGATTTCATCCTCTGTCATTTTTATATCAAAACCCTTACTTATTAATCGTAATTTCTGGTCTGCATAATAATTTGTAATAAGATTAGATTCGGCTATTAAATCTTTTCGCATATTGCAATAGTCTTTATATGTGATTCGTTTTATATCTGATATACATATTTCATTATCGCTCCCAATTCCAGATATAATCCCTTTGTAGTAGTACTTCTTTTCACCATTTGCGGCGAAACTATTGATTGGTCTGCAATAGCATACTTGCGCCATTGATACGCCATCTTCGTAGTGGTTTTCTCTATAATTATAACTACGTCCGCATTCAGGCGCAATTCCGTATCTATACCCTACTACAGTTTTACCTAATATGTCATTATATTCAACCATATTACAGATTTTTCACCCGTCATGCCGATAGCGCAGCTTATGATTTATAAAATCGTTACAAAAGATTCGTCAATGTAATCATAACCCCTATGCTTCATCTGAGCCTTATCATTGGCTCTACACCACTTATGGAGCAGTACATTCATATCATTGTTAATTTCCAGTCCAAATTTTGATTCCTTGCTCTGTCTGAATGGCCTTTCCGCATAGCCGGATAACAGCATGAAGTCATCAAGGGTTATTTCTGTAGAAAACCAAACCGTCTTACCGGACAATGAAGATGAACGAGACAAATGGAATTTCTTACCGAACATTTCAACGTCCATGCCATCAGGATTTTCTGCAATAACTTTTTCTGCTATTTCAGCACGTAATTTAAGATTTGTACCAGCATAGCCAATATGCGATGTGGCTTTCGGACAGTCAATGTACTTTGGATTGGATAAGTCTCTACGGATATCTCTTGTACCGTTAATTAAGTCTGTAATTTGAGTCTTCATAACATTGTTGCAGATTTTATAGTGTTGCCCCCACTTCTTGTTTTTTTGATGTTGCAAATATAAGCATTTATTTTAATGTACGCAAATTTGCGCACAAATATTTTTTTGTAAAAGGTGATATTTAACATTATGAAATATGAAAAGCCCCGACGGAAGCCGGGGCCACTTATCAAGAAATGATAAGTAAAACTACTACAGCAACAAAGGTATAGTTTTCCTACCACATAAACAAATTACAGCTCACCCCGGCACCGACATAAAAACCGCCCGGATAGCCATAACCAGCCTGCAAACCAAATCCCCAGCGCTTTTTCTTCGACTTAATGGCAACCGGATGGTATATATCATTCGTCACCGTCTGATACACCGTCTTAGGGAACACCTGCAAACTATCCAGCCGAGGGTCTACATATCCGCTCACTACCGCACGATATAAACTATCTGAATACACCACTTGTCGGCGATGAAGTAAGGTATCACCTATCCGTGTCGTATCATCCGGTACGAAACGCCAGAACACAGCCATAGGCGCAGAGATAAGCATCGTATCTACCTTGACAACCGTCTTTATCTTCGTCTCAGTTCTGATTTCTGTCGGAGGATGCTCATGCGGACAGAGCCAAGACGCCACGCAAGCAATCACCAGCAATACTATTATTATATAAGGTAACTTTTTCATGTCTCGAACCTCAAATCGTTAATCCGATTCATCCATCCCCGTTTAAATTTATTGTTTGCCGGACGAGAACGACATATATCCTCAATGAAGTCGAACCGGGCAATCTTGATCTGGTCGAACAGTTCACGCGGGTTTCTGACATTCACTGCAGCAATGGTCTTGGGACCTACTTTTCCATCCACGGTTACACCAAGCAATTGTTGGGGAATCTTGATGCCATGCGCACCGGATGCCCACACCCAATCTACGAGGATATTGGCGACCGATTGCGATTTGATAAGGTCTGCTTTCCATCTGTCCCAATAATGCGGCTTGAGCACCCGGTTAACAACATCCTCACAGGTAAGCAGATGTAGGTCATCCACGTCTATATCACCGTCACCGTCCTTGTCGTAGCCGCATGACTTCCACGTACCGATAGTCACTCCCATGTTCGTAGCGCCTCCAAGATCTACCGGGTCACTCACGAATCCGCCTTCCCATTTAAAAATGAACGGTGCCAATTTCTTTATGTCAGCCATTTTAATTTTCCTCCTTATTTAATTAATACCCATTTTGTGGTTCTCTATCACCGCACTTCTTCCTCTCACACCGTTTCAGTGCCAGTTCCAGCTTCAAGTCAGAATTAGTTTCTTTCAGTGTAAATAGTTCATCCTGCGCCTTACGGAGTCGGTCAGTCTGTTCTACAAACCGCTGTTCCTTCTCCGAAAGCTGCTTCTGCAGGAACTCGTTGTACTCCCGTAATGCCTTAAACTCTTCTACATCTGCCTGAGCATCTTCAATACGTGCATTGGTTTTGCGCGACATCCACCACTTAACAAGTTGTTTGAAACCTTCGATGCCACCGAGGGCAGTCACCAACATAACCCAATCATTCATACCCATTTTATTACTTTATTTATAACCATCAAATTGTCAGACAACCACAAAAGTAAGTAAGGCAGTACCAAACTTAATATCAGATTTATTACTTTCCACTGACATTGAATGTCAATGCAAAAATAAGCATGGGCAATACCTTTAAAAAGGACACTATTTTTCCCCCATTCTACGCAAATGGTCGTCCAAGGTTTTAGGATTGCATTTCAATTTTCTACAGATGGCAGCCTTTGAATATCCGTATTCGAGCATGGTACGAATAAGACTTTCTTTGCCGGTCAGCTTATAATGGGAATTCTTGCCACCAGATGGCCGGCCTAATTTTAACCCCTCAGCAACACGCCTGGCAAGCCCAGCTTTGGTCCGACGAGATATGTCTTCCCGTTCTTTTTGGGCAAATAGTACCTTGAAAAATGTATCTTGTACAGAATCAGAATCATCTTTAACCAATTTATCATCCCGTATTTCAATGATGCTGGCATTGGCCATGAGGCAATGAGATATGATAGCTATAACCATATATGCACAGCGTCCAAGTCTTGAAAGTTCCGTAACATATATAATATCTCCTTTATTAATCTTATTCAATATCTTACCCAACTTCCTGACATTAGGATGCCTGGCACCACTCACACTCTCTTCAATCCATTTATCTATGGCAATTCCTTTTCTTTTGCAGTATTCAATTATCTCATACCGCTGATTTTCAACGGTCTGTTTTTCGCTGCTAACCCTTATGTAACCGTAATTCATAGCTGTTTTTTTGCGAGAAAGTAATAAAATATCTGCGAAAAAATAAAATATGAGATAATAGGTTTTCATAACCCGGAAGATTTGCCCCTTAAATGTGAGAATATTATGGCAGAGCAAGATATTAAAGAAAATGAAATGACTTCGGTCAGCAGCGTGGATTATGTTAGAGGGGTAAAGGGTAAGGACAGCGTGTTGATAAAACCTGGCGACCTTCCCCATCCAAATACGGGCAGCGGTATAGTTACTGGCACCTTATCCAATGGTAAATGGTATAGGATTGCGATTGGTGTTGTTAAAGCAGAGCCATCTTCTGGGATTTTCAATGTGGTTAATATGTATAATAGTACCCCATCAAAAAGTATATTATTCTATGCTTTTGCTGAAGGTTACGATAATGGGTCATATATGGTTGAATTAGGCTCTTCCCCTAAAAAATCAATATATAAAGCCCGTATTTTATATGTAAAGTCATTCGGAAAAGAAATCTATCTGGATGTTTACACTAATATACCTGGTAAATCTAATGATTTCGTCATATCTGCAGCATGTTTAATTGGATTCAGACTGCAGGAACCAGAGGAAGTTAATGAAGCAATTCCGGAAGGTTATTCTGTCAAGGAATTTACTCTCTAATACGGAGTAAATTGGAGTTTCCTATTTCATGCCATATCCTTTGCCCATTAAATGTAAGAATATGGCAGGTAGTGATATAGCAATGAACCAGTTTCAAGTAGTGACTGATGCAGATTATGTGTATGTAGAAAAAGGAAATAGCCAGGGAAAGATTGATAAGGATACAATATCATCTTTGTTGTCAATTAAGAATATCAGTATTATTGATGTAAAAGATTTGAATGAAGCTTATAAAATTTGTAGAACAGGATTAAGCGTCTTACATGTTGCTCTTACCATGAATTCACCTATTGATTATGGAATTTGTATCCATGTACAACGCTCATATCCTGGTAATGTTACTGGCAGCCAATTTATCTTTCAGATGGTAAGCGGTGGTGGAAGGACATTCATTAGAGAAGGAAGTGGAACAACATCTTTTATTCTTTATACAGATTGGAGGAAAATATAAATTACTTATAATAGAGCAATTTATTCATTCTACTTTTTCTGTCTAATCTTCTTCAGTAAGCATTTTATATTACTTACTGGAGAAGATTAGGCAAGAAATGGAAGGGTA